TCTGGCCTTCGCTTAAAGTCCACGCTTCCTCATTGATGATGTGAATTGTTCTCGTCTCACTCATATCGATCCGCCTCCACTGGTCGCCAACAATTGTCCTCGCCATTCTGATACTCACCTTCGAACATCCCACCCTCGTCCTGATAATCAGCAGAAATATCAAAGCCCATCTCGTGAAGCTTCTCCCAAATTGGAATGGGTGGTGCCCATGCCGTCCAACATCGGAACGAAAAATATTTCACAGGCACAGGATAATGATTGTCCTCTTGTGGCTCTTCAATAATCTCAGGCTCACAAATATCCCACTTCGTTAGCCAGTTTTCATTGCGCCAATCGTACCAGTTCGGACGACCTTGCGCCTCGCACATCTTGCGCTCTTCCTTGCCCAAATTTCCATGGAACAAGTTACTCGGTTCTGGGATCACGGCACTCAAAAACTTCTGTTCCTTGACCGCCTCGTACAGACGGTCAATTTCTTTTGGGTCTCCTGCAAGGTAGACACTTTGATAACAATGATTAGGCATCGAAGTATCCTCTCCAGATTTTCATGGCATCATCAAAAGACACATCATTCAAAATTACCGCATCAGGGAAATGACGCTTCAAACTTTCAGACTCGTATCTGATGTCATAATCATAAAGACCCATGTTGCCGTCATCGTTCTTTCGATAAACAACCTTGTTCTTTTTTAAGGCTCTCTTCAGATCTTTCTTGTACAAGAAACTAGTTACTTGCTCACCGCACCACAGTTCAAAAGTCTGTTCCATACCTTCAGGAAAATATTTACATGGATCGGTGTTCGGTAATGATTTGAAATAATCATCAACCTTTTTCATGGTCTCACGATAGTCGCCTTTGAATTTATCGTGTGAGTAATCACGGTCACATCCGCCGTGACCATCGTTGCTAACCAAAGAGAATGGCTTGCCGTCTAGATAGACAGTCGCAGTGTAGCAATATGTTTCCTCACTACCTGATGCAAAGTGCTTAATGTTTTTCATTTCCAAATTCATAATCTTTCCTTTCTATATGTATTACAAATGTTGAATGGTTGTAGTCTACCTGAACCAAATAGGGTGTCAAGAAAAAATAATGATTACACTGATTACGCACATTCTCCAGATTTTTTAATTTTTTTTTTTTTCAAGTGGTTTTTCTTGTAATCAGCGTAATCAGCGTAATCATCACCTTATTTATATAGCCCAGTATGATTACACCTGATTACAAAATGACCCAAATGATTACACTAGTTTTCTATAGTTGGTTTGAAAAAATGTCCAAGCTTGCCAAAAACGGTGTAATCAGCGTAATCATATGTAATCATATTAGTGAGGTGAATATGGCTTCGATCAAAAAGAAAATTGAAGAAGAACATGGGCGGCAACTAACCAACAGACAGATGACTTTTGCTACGCATATTGTGGAGGGCATTTACTCTAATGCGGAGTGTGCTCGGAAGGCAGGGTACTCTGAAGATGTTGCAAAAAAACAGGCATCGGTATTGTTGAACGGTCGGGACTATCCCCATGTTGTGGAGTACATCCAAGAATTGAGGGATGAACGTGAACGTAGATATGGGGTGACAACCATCGGACAAATGGAACGGTTGCACAATCTATCTTTGGGTGCGGAGGAGGCAGGTCAATTCTCTGCGGCAATCAACGCAGAAAAAATCAGGTCGGCTTTGGGTGGGTTGACCATCGACAGGCGAGAAACAATCAACACAATCGATCAGTTATCTAGGGATGAAATCACTGCAAGATTGGCGGCTTTGCAGAAACAATATCCACAGGCATTTCAGATCGAAGGAGACTACAAGGATATAACAAATGAGCCGAGGTCAGGAAGCAAACTTTTGGAGCACGATCAGGCAGAACTTGCCGAAGAAGTGCTTCGCCACGAGAATTGAAAACAAACATGGGGGCGGTGTTCCTGATGTTCATTTGGTTTGGGATGGGTTGCCGTTTTGGTGTGAACTGAAAGTAACCAAAGGAAACGCAGTAAAAGTCACGCCTCATCAAGTTGCATGGAATATGGCATATTGGGCACGAGGTGGTTCAAATTTCTTCTTAGTAAAGTGTGCCTCTACACGCGATATAATTTTATTTGATGGTGATCAGGGGGCTAGTTTAATTGAGGGCGGTGTCTCTGCGGCTCAAGGTTCAAGGTTCAAGAATCCTGCGGCTTTGTTCTGCGCCCTGCGCCCTCGTTTGGAGTCTCGTTTGCCTGCGTCCCTGCGCCCTGCGTCTTGATTCTGGTATAGTATACGGGACTGCCCAAGAAAAGAAAAGGGCCAGGATATCCTGGCCCCATTGTTTAGTGTTCCACTATCGCGATTGATTTTGCTTTGCTCGATCCGCGACATAATTTGCAAGCTGTACATTGAACCCGTCGCCCCGCTTCTTTGGAAGCTGGACAAAGTGTTTCGTTTTGTTTGTCCAAGTCTGATAGATCTTTAATGACTCGGAAAGTGCGACGACCCGCCGCCCAGTGTTCCTGGGCTTGCTCGTATGTGTCCGCGGATTGCATACAAATTTCCGGTGACCAAGAATCTTGGTGCGTGTATGCTGTCCAAGTCTTAGCTTGGCTTAACAAATTATCCCAAACATATTTTGGAACAGCAGCGGGGTCGCCATATGTCCCGACCCTTACGAATCTATCACGACCCATTTCGATTGCGTCGCCAGTCTGATAAACTCCGCGCTTGTATGCTTTGTAAACAGTCAAAACGCCTTGCCCTAAGTTAACATAACAGCGACGACCTTTTGCAATCTTGCGCTTTGGGTCGTCGGTCGGCGTTCCGCGCATTATGCAATTGCCACAAATAGAAAAGTCTGCGCCTGTTTTTGACGCTTCAAGCGGGTTCAAGTCTTCCCGCAATATGTAAGTTTGAACGACCTTGCCTGTCTTGGTATTTCTATTCGAGTAAGTAGCAATCGCTACAATTTGCTCGTTATCCAATAGACTAGGTCCCTTGTATATAACAGCGTGTTTCAACGTGTATCCTTTCGTAATAGTTAACAGTCCAAGTATACCATGCCACAAGCAAACAACAAGTAAAAAGTTTTTCGTTTAAGTCTGCGGGTTGGCTGGTCCGAGGGTCTGCGGGTCTGCGGCTTGGTTGTTTCTTTTATACAAAAACCCCCAGGGCCAGGCCCCAGGGGAAAAGGAAAGTGCGCGATAACCCTCGCGCCAGGGTGTTAGTTATCTAGCATAGGTCGCAGATCCAAACCTCGCCATTGTATTCTGCCTTGAGTGCGCCCAGGGGATAGTCCCCGTGCTCAAAGAGGATGTAAGGTCGAGCGGTAAACTTGCAAATGTTTTGTTCCTGGATCTTTACGGCGGACAGAGGTAGCTCTGTCCGTTGGTCGTAATTGATTGCGCTGTTGAATATCTGGATCATAGTCCCACCCCATAACCGATGAGCAATAGCGCAAAGAACGTGACAAACAATGCCACCGCTGCGAGTATGTCTTCTAGGGTCGAGGTATAATTACCTCGAACCCATTTGATTAGTGTCTCGATACCGTGATACATTTAGTACTCCGACGGTAGCATGTGAACAAAGAATGACCCGTTAGTCTGGGACCAGATCTTTATTTGTGGTAAAGGGAAATCGGTGTATTCGAAGGTTTGTGTCGCGACCACGCCGCCATTACCGTCTTCGATTGAGAGTGTTCCCGTCTTATCCTTGACCTTAAATGTACTGAAATACATATCGAGGTCGGGCAATTCTCCAAAGTCAATGTGAGACGCTAGAGCGTCGAATAACCAGTAAGCTTGGAGTTTGTCCGCGACGTACTTTGTCCCGTCTGTAAGTACAGATCTACTTAGCGGCGTCCAGCGGTGGTATGCCTCGGTGCCAGTAAAACTATCTAGATTGATATCTAACATTATATTTTCCTTTCGTAATGTTGAATAAGGTGAGTGTAGCCCGATTGTGGTCGGGCTACAAGTTATTTTATTGGAATAATCCAAAACCATTGTGACCGCATATCATATCTATTTGATATTCTATTTTCTTTGCGGTCGGTTCTTTGTCAAATTCCAGCTCGGTAGGTAAACAGAATTGGAAACAGCTACATGTACCGAGTAAGACTTTGTGTCCTAGGTCTTTCTTTTTATGTGCTTGCTTGACCATTTTCTGAATTGGAGAGGTCACGAGAATTGAAGTGTCTTCCCGCAGCGGGACATACTCCAGGTCCGTGTAGTCTGTACCATCGAAGTACAGTAGCGCGACACCCGCGCCTTTATAGTTATTATAAACTACGTCCCCAGGAACGTCGTTCTCTCTTGGTAGATCAATATATTTTTCCATTTTCTTTCCTTTCGTAATGGATGGGGTGCCGTAGCACCCCGATTGATTAAGCAATCTCGGCGGCGATTGCTTTTGCTAACTTGTTCTTATAACCACCATCTTTGAAACGACCTTTGACTGTAACAGGGTCATAGTATTTGATCATTTCTTGGAACAAGTTTGGTTGATGTTCTTTCCACCAGTCTTTACTAGGTGCACGTAGGCTGTCATAATCATCACCCATTTCAGCCCATCCGAGTTTTACCGCTCTCTTTTGTAATGATTGAATTTGATCCTTGCGATCATTAATCTCTTTTTCGAGTTTGATAATTTCTCGGAATAGTTTCTCTTTAGGTTGCATTATACTTTCCTTTCGTATTGTTAAGAGTAACATCTTGTTACAAGTAACAAGATAAACACTGTTTACAATTATTCAAGTACCAAACAACAAGTAATCTACAAAGTGACCCTACGTCACTTTAGGGGTTACTCCGCCGCATTGCAGCAGGATTGCCGCACCGCAGCAAGGGGCACCCCCATATTTTGCACATGTATCGCGCACATATACGCTGTATATGTTAGTTATGTAAATTCATTCGGGGGTATCTCCATTGGGCAACAATCAGACAACAACTAGGTTCCCTAGCCCCCTCAAAAAATCGCGGGTATATTTTCATTTGAGTTTGTTGTAAGGTAGCAGAAAAGAGGTTCAAGATGCGTGAAGTAGACATTCAAGATCCAAATCGCTTTAGGCAAGTTGCGGCGCAGATGGCGGAGCGTTATGGTGTAGATCCAGAGTTATATGTTCGGTTGATCGAGCGTGAGAGTGGATTTGATCCTATGGCGAGGGGGTCTTCTGGAGAGCTTGGGTTGGCGCAGATCATGGCGGATACGGCTCGTAATCCTGGGTTTGGTGTTACGCCATTACAGAATCGTGCTGATCCATTTGATAATTTACGTTTTGGTGCTGAGTATTTGGGTGCGTTGGTTAAGTATTACGATGGTGATATGGAAAAGGCATTGATGGCTTATAATGGTGGCGCTGGAAACGTAGACAAGGGCAGACCGAGTGAGGCGGCGAAGGAGTATGCTTCTTCGATTATTCCGCAGGAGTCGGATGCTAGTGCAGACAAGGAGCTTGATCGTATGCTTGCTGCGTTGTTGGCGTCTCCAAAAACTCCGAAGGCTAGGGCCAGGCCCGATTTCAAACGGTTTAGGAAGAGTAGTCGGATGAGTCCGTTGAGTGGTGGCAGTGATCCTATGCGTAAGATGATGCAGCAGGCGATGACGCCAGGTGGTATTGAGAGTTTGTACAAAAAGACATGAAGAATAGAAATTTAGATAATCACGATAATTGGGCAACACCCAATGATTTATATAATAAATTAGATGAAGAGTTTAATTTTGATTTTGATCCATGCCCCTTGTTCTCAGAATTTGATGGTTTAGAAATTGATTGGGGGAAAAGAAACTTTATTAATCCCCCATACTCAAGAAAATTAAAAGAGGCTTTTGTAAAAAAAGCTATTGATGAATCTTATAAAAATAAATTGTGTGTAATGCTTTTACCTGTTAGCACTAGCACAGTTTTATTTCATGATTTCATTCAACCCAACGCAGATGAAATTAGATTTATAAAAGGCAGGGTTAAATTTATTGGTGTTAATTCTTTTGGAGAAAAGGTAACTAACAAAGTAGGTATGCACGACAGTATGATTGTGGTTTTTAAGGCAAAGGAAGTTAAGAAATAAATAACTCATGATTGAGGATGCGTTACATTTGTGGACGACGGTTGAACCGTATAGTGGTTTTCCGTGTGCTACGATTGCGTGGAGATTGATTCCTGCTATAGACAACGAGCAGATAAAGTTATTTTATCGTGATGGTGAGTGTGTTGGATTAGTTACTTGGGCGTTTATGACTGAGGAAGAATTTGAGACTAGAGATTACAGCGGTGTTGAGATTTTTGCTCGTCGAGACGGAGAAATCATGGTTGTTATAGATATGATTGCGCCACATGGTAAAAATGATGTACTATGGATAAGTAAGGAAATGCGTAAACACTTTTACACACATTATCCTGATGTAAAGGATGTGAGGGCGCACAGGGGAAAGCGGGACGGTTCGTTCCCAAACAAAGGAGCATGGCATGAAAACGCTGCTTGATTTATTTAGATTCAGTCCTCAGATTGTATATGGCGGAAGCGGCGGTGGAGGCGGCGGCGGTGGATCAAGCTCCTCGGACGACGACAGAGGTTCCTCTAAGAAACGTACAGAACAGCAGATTCAGGATGATATCAACAAAGCATTGAAGGACAGCGGCGGAGCTTGGACATCTGAGTTAAATAGTTTGGTGTCGGAACGTGATGATGCGAGAGCAGGCACGACGACTACTACGACCAAAACTACAACTACAGCCGCTTCAACGAGCAGTCGTGACGACGACAAGCCAGCAAAGACTACCACCGATGACAAGTCTACGCTGACTAAAGGCAATACGATTGGTCAGGTATCTAAGACTGGTCAGTATGCTGGCGACGGGTTTGAATGGGTAGAGACGACTACGTCTGGTGGTACTGAGTTCTTGACTCGTACCTATACGGGCGCTGGTAAGGACAACAATCTTGGTCAGGATGTTATCTTTGGTAATACGGCTCAGAAGGACATGAAAGAGACGATTGCTAAAATTTCCTTGGATGAGGGCAGTGCGTTTGCGTCTTCACCAGCTTCGGCTACGGACATTCCGGCTAATGATTTCGGTATACCGACTGGATTTTTTCCAGCTTCGGGTTCTTATGCGGAGCAGGTTGGGCAGGCGGATTACACGCCTACAATGCAATATGGGGATTCGGAACCAGCAGTTACAAAGACGTTTGCTGAAACGTTTGCTGAAGAACGGTCTAAACAGGGTGACGGCGGTACGTTTACCTATGAGGGCAAAGAGTACACCACGGATCTTGCGCCTATTGATAAATCTAAACCTTTAACATCGAGCATAAGACCAGAGGTGCGACCAGAAGTAGAAACTGGTCCAGCCTTTGATTACACGGGCGTAAGCATGGGTGAGTTGGGTCGAGGCGCACCTGAAGGGACACAGGCTCCCGGTACTTTTAGCTATGAGGTCGGCACAGATCCAGAGATGGAGATGTTGCTGTCATTAAAGAACAAAGATCCAGACCTTTTGGACACCGGAGAGTACTTGGCGGCGTCTCAGTATGAAAGGGACAAAGAGGATCGTCCAGCTTCCACGGGTATTCAACTTGCAAGTAACGACCTCCTTGATTTCAATATTTTAGGTTACAATCGTTTGACGGGTGACCCAATAACAGACATGGATGAAGCTCTTAATCTAATGCAGCAAGATGAAGAAAATCGCGCTATGTCTGCTCAAGAAGCGAGTTTTACACAACCAGGAGATCCCTTAGAGCCATTTGGCGGTCCAGGGCCAGAGATTACGCCTACAGTTGCAGAACCAGAGGAGACAAAATCTCTTCAAAAATCAATTTTGGATTATCTTCCTACACTAGATAGTCTTAAAAGCGCTGCAATTGGTATTCCTGGTAACGTAAGCGATATGTTTACAGGTTTGGGAGGTTACGCAGATGTAACCTCTAGCTCTCGTGCTCCAGGTATTGCTAGTCCTACAGCGTTGCTTGCTCAAGAAATTTTGATGAGAACTGGCGCGGGAAAAGAAGCTGTAAAACAAAACATACTCAATCAACCTGCTAATACCGAAAGTCCTACAGGAAACATTTTGGGTGGTATTGGTGATTTAGTTGGGAAAGGTGCAGATGCGATAGAGAATTATTTCTATCCTGAAGGAGACAGATCACAGGCTGTATTTACAAGCCCTGGCGCTGATCCTAGAGAATTGGATCTTGTTCAAGTATCGGGACCGAAGGGTGATGAGATTCAAGGCGCTATAAACGTTGCAGCGGAAGAAGGTGGCGGCGGCGGTATTGTCGATACGGTACTATCTTTAAATCCAGTTACTAGAGTTTTAAGTGCTGGGTTAAACGTTGGGGAAGGGTTTACAGGTCTTCGAAACGAAACAGATCAACTTGTAGATCAATTGTATAACGAAGGTAAATTACAGGACAATGCTGTTTTTCAACAAGCGTTACAAGCTAAAGGCGGTGACGTAGATGCGGCTAAAAAAGCAATTTCCGACATGGCTTTCTTTGATGGTACTGGAAGTATAGCCGCTATTTCAACAGGTGACGCTCTTGTTCCTAAAATTGGAAGAGGGGTTACAGGTGTTGCCAAAGACATAGCACTGAGAGCAGGCACCGAAGGCGTGCAAGGTGGTCTTGAAAGTATAACGGCTCGTAGTTCTTTAAGTGATGTTCTTAATCTTACAGGCGACAACAGATTAGACATTACAGAAAACCTAGCAGGTGCGGTAGCTACCGAATTGATGTCAGGAACGGGACAAGCTCCGGTGTCTGCTGCTGTATCTACCTTGTCTGGTCGAGGTGACCCAGAGTTATCAGCTATAGCAAACGCTAACCAAGCGGCACAGAATCAAGCGGCAGGAATCGGTGCATTTGCTCCGGCGGCTACAACAGCGGTAGCGCAGCCAGTACAAACAGCGCCTCAAGTACAGACAACGGTGGGCGGACTAAACGTCATGGCAAGTCCGACATTTGGAGAACTAGCGATGTCTAATGTACCAACATCGTATGATCCTGCAATTGGAACAGACTCCCCTGTTGCACTGCTTCAAGGTCCAAAACCAACCACATCTATGGATGTGATGGCGGCGGCTGAGATTATAGACAATCAGATTGCGGAAACGGGCACCGTTTCTCCTCAAGTTCTAACAAACCTCCAAACGGCAACGGGACTAAGCATGGCGGAGCTAAACAACATTGCATCGTCTAGTCCTGCTGTTACAGGAACTCCACGTCCATCTGATTTAACAGACGAACCAACTGGCATTGGTGGTGGAAGCAATATTAGCGTAGTACCATTACCAAGTGGTGAGACGTTGCTTCGTAACAACCGAACAGGTCGAGAAACTGTTGTTGATCAGGGTGCTGATTTATCACAAGCTATTCAGGTCTTTGATGAGGTATCAACACCGTTTACACCACCAGCTGCGGAGACCGCACCAAATATCGCCGGTATAACTTCTGCGCTACCAAACATTGATATGGGTGTTATCAATCAATTAAATCAAGCGGCAAATATAGACACAACACCAGTTCTTCCGGGTCAGGACACTCTTCCAACAAGAGCCAACAATTTACAACTTGCTTCGATACCACAGGCTGAAGATGGCTCGGTAACCATAGATCGTGGAACACCAGCGGTAACGGATGACCCAGGGACAGATGTTGGCGGACTGGAAGGGGAGATACTACAAGGTGAAGTTGGACCAGCCGAAGACGTTGTAGATGACGAGGGCATCATTATTGATGCAGAGGCTATTCAAGATGCGGATCAGATTGCGGATCAAACAGTGGTAGATGTAGATAGTACAATTCCACCAGTCAGAACAACAACTACAGTTCCAGTATCAACAGATACAGATTCGGCTGTAGCTCCACTTACAGAAGTTGAGCCACCGTTAGCCCCACTACCGCCAGAAGAACCTGCCTTAGTTGGTGAACCAGACGATGACGGCGGAGTTACTGTAGATTTACCCGCAGACGCTCCGACTTTTGTGGCAACTGTTACTACTGAAAACGAAGACGGAGAGACAGAAACCAAATGTCCAGACGGATATCAGATGGTGGAGGGTCCTAATGGTCCGATTTGTCAGAAGAGTGTGGAAAAAGTTCGTATGAGAGCGGGTAGAAGCTTGCAACCGTACACACGTTTGAGAATACCAGAGGGCTATAGAGGTCCAGGTCAGAGACGCAAGACAGTTACTACGACAGAACGAGCGGAACCAATCACGACGTAAAGCATGAACTTACAATCGTTACCAGAAGAAGCGTTAAAAGAGATCTTAGCTCTTACTGAGGCCAAGAAACGGCTCGATTTACGTGAAGAAGCATCAGAAAAGTTTATGCCATTTGCTCATCATGTGTATGACAACTTCATTGAGGGGCGACATCACCGGATTATTGCGGAAAAACTGGAGCGTGTAGCGCGAGGTGAGCTAAAACGGTTGATAATCAACATGCCACCGCGTCATTCGAAGTCAGAATTTGCGTCATATTTGATGCCAGCATGGTTTTTGGGACGTAATCCCAAGCTTAAAATCATTCAGGCAACGCACAATACGGAGTTGGCGGTACGATTTGGACGTAAGGTTAGAGATCTTATAGACGATCCACAATATAAGGACATCTTTCCTGATACCAATCTGAAAGAAGACAACAAAGGTGCAGGAAAATGGCAAACGGACAAGGGTGGTGAGTACTTTGCGGCGGGTGTTGGCGCTGCGGTTACTGGTCGGGGTGCGGATTTGTTCATTATTGACGATCCGCACTCGGAGCAGGATGCCATGAGCGAGAGTGCATTCGACAATGCGTACGAATGGTACACTTCAGGCCCTCGACAACGTCTACAACCGGGTGGATCTATCATTTTGGTCATGACTCGGTGGGGTAAAAAGGACTTGACAGGGCGTTTAATCGCCGCACAGGGCGGTGATGTGATGGCAGATCAGTGGGAAATAGTGGAATTTCCTGCAATTATGCCGTCAGATAAACCGTTATGGCCTGAGTTCTGGGAAAAAGACGCATTGTTGTCTATTAAGGCGTCACTTCCTGTAGGAAAATGGAATGCACAGTGGCAACAAACTCCGACAGCCTCTGAATCTGCAATTATTAAGCGAGAATGGTGGCAACCATGGGAAAAAGAAGACATCCCCTCGTTAAAATACATCCTTCAGTCCTATGATACAGCGTTTTCTAAGAAGGAAACGGCTGACTACTCTGCTATTACTACTTGGGGTATCTTTGAACCCGAAGAGGGTGAAATGGATAACATTGTTTTACTTGATGCCCAACGTGGGCGTTGGAATTTTCCTGAACTAAAGGAAAAAGCCTATGAAGAATACGAATACTGGGAGCCAGACATGGTGTTGGTCGAAGCGAAAGCGACAGGTACACCACTCATTGACGAGTTGCGGCTACGCGGTATTCCGGCACTGGGCTTTGCACCTGGTAAAGGGCGGGATAAAGTAACCAGAATGCACATGGTTGCGCCATTGTTCGAAGCTGGTGTAGTATGGGCACCAACAGATAAGAAATTTGCTGATGAAGTTATCGAAGAAGTTGTTTCATTTCCTAATGGCGATCATGATGACTTTTGTGATAGTATGACTTTAGCACTGATGCGTTTTCGCCAAGGAGGATTTATTTCTTTACAAGGTGAGAACGAAGATTTTGATGAATACCGACGTAAACGGGAGTATTACTAATGGCGTTGCCACCGATTGTAGACTCTGGGATAGCACCAGAGGACATGTTACCTAACGAGGCGTCTGTTGACGTATCTGTTCCTCAACCAGAAACCTTTGAGGGCGGTGCAGAAGTTATACCAGACGGTCAGGGCGGAGCACTTGTGCAAGCTTTGGCAGAAGCGATGGGGGGTCAACAGCAACTTCAACCTCCAGCCCACAACGCAAACTTAGCGGAAATGTTAGATGATGCATATCTTGGAGAGATCTCTTCAGATCTTCGAGCGTCTTATAAAGAAGATATGGAGTCTAGGTCTGAGTGGGAAGAAACATATACAAAAGGTTTAGATCAGCTTGGTGTTAAATATGAAGAGCGTAGTCAACCGTTTGAAGGAGCTAGTGGCGTTACGCACCCGTTGATTGCAGAAAGCGTTACTCAGTTCCAAGCGCAGGCGTACAAAGAACTGTTGCCATCGGGTGGCCCAGTTAAAACCCAGATCATGGGTATGCAGGACCAGGCCCGTGAAGAACAAGCTTCACGAGTAAAAGATTTTATGAACTATCAGATCATGGAGGTCATGGAAGAATTTGATCCAGACATGGATCAGTTGTTGTTCTACTTACCGCTGTCTGGATCTACGTTCAAAAAAGTATATTTCGATGAGGCCAAGCAACGTGCAGTATCTAAGTTTGTGCCTGCACAGGATCTGGTTGTACCGTACTCAGCTTCTGATTTGGCTACCGCGTCTCGTGTTACGCATGTGCTTCGTATGGACGCGAATGAAATACGAAAGATGCAAATTGCGGGTTTCTATCGTGATGTAAACATCAGTGCACAGGATGACGAAGAAGGCGGAGTGCGTCAAAAGGTAGATGAGATAGAAGGTGTGTCACGTACATACAGTGATGACATCTATACAATACTGGAAATGCATGTTGATTTAGATCTTGAGAGTTTTGAAGACATGTCTCCAACAGGAGAACAGACAGGAATAGCATTACCGTACATCGTAACTATAGATGAGGGTTCTGGAGAAGTCTTGTCTATCCGTCGTAATTTTGAAGAGGGTGCATCCCTAGCTAAGAAACAACAATACTTTGTGCATTACAAGTTTATGCCAGGTTTAGGTTTCTATGGCTTTGGTTTGATCCACATGATTGGTGGCCTTGGTCGTGCGGCAACGAGTATTCTTCGACAACTGATCGATGCAGGGACTCTTGCCAACCTCCCAGCAGGATTTAAGGCTAGAGGCGTAAGGGTCCGTAATGACGATGAACCGTTACAGCCGGGTGAGTGGCGGGACATAGATGCACCAGGTGGGGATATCAGGGGTTCAATCATACCTCTGCCCTACAAAGAACCTTCGGGAACTCTGGCACAGTTGCTTGCGGCGCTCGTAGAGGGCGGTAGACGCTTTGTTTCGCTTGCTGACCAGCAGACAGCCGATGCAAACGGTCAGGCTCCTGTAGGGACGACTGTGGCGCTCCTAGAGCGTGGTATGAAAGTTATGTCCGCTATACACAAACGGTTGCATTATTCTCAGAAACAAGAGTTCAGAGTATTAGCTCGAATATTTAAAGATAATTTACCGCAACAATACCCGTATGAGGTTGAGGGCGGTAACCGAATGATCATGGCAGAAGACTTCGATGAACGTATTGATGTTATTCCTGTTAGCGATCCAAACATATTCTCAATGGCGCAAAGGGTTACGTTGGCACAAACTCAGTTACAGTTGGCGCAGTCAAACCCCCAGATGCACAACTTACACGCGGCTTATCGTCGGATGTATCAGGCTCTAGAAGTTCAGAACATTGACGAGATTCTCCCACCCCCGCCACAGCCGCAGCCATTAGATCCTGCCATTGAGAATGCCCGTGCTCTTATGGGAGAGATACTCAACACATTTCCCGATCAGGATCATGATGTGCATATTCGTGTGCACTTGGCGTTTACAAAAACACCGTTGGTGATGACATCACCACAGGTTATGGGTACATTCTATGCTCACATAATGGAACATGTTTCACAAAAAGCACGACAAATGGTTACTAACGAAATTGAGGCAGTGATCAGTCAGGCACAGCTGGCGGCTCAAAGCGGTGCGATAGACCCGCAAGCCGCACAGCAACAAATCATGGAAGTACAACAGAACATGCAAGATCCTGCTCAGATGGAGCAATTGATCTCATTGCAAATGGAAAAAGTCCTTGCAGAGATTCTACCTCAGTTGATGCCGACAGGAAACGATCCGATGAACGATCCGTTGGTTCAGATTCGTATGCAGGAACTAGCACTCAAGCAACAGGACTTGCAGCGTAAGACAGAAGACGATCAAGGCACAATGCTTCTTGAGTTACAGAAAATGCAACAACGTGCAACAACGGATGCTGCTCGAATGGAGAGTCAAGAAGAGATTGCGGAGAACCGCAACGAGGTGAATCGTGAGCGTATTCAAGTACAAAGAGAAGCCGCTGCTCGAAGGAGTTAGATAGATGTCTGATAAATTACCAAAAGTAAGTATTGCTGTAGTCGGGGTTGTGATAGCCCAGATCGGTGGTTTTATATGGTGGACAGCGCAGCAGGCTAGTACCATATCAAATCTTGAAGAGACGGTTAATGTTTTGACGGTAGAAAACAATGCTACCGACAGAACAAACTTGATCAGAGATGTAGAAGCAAACAGTGAACAACTTGATGAAATGATCGATATACTTGTAGAAGTCTACGAGGATATGGAAGATGGCGATAATGAAATTTGGGAAGATATAGATCAAATCCATGAGGACGTTGGGGGAATGGCAAGTCATATGATGGCGATTGTTAAGCTACAATCTAGAGTTAAGACTTTAGAAAACTCTTTAGAGTTTCTAGCAAGAAGACCAACAATGTCTGATGGTAGATAGCGATGGACCCCATAACAATTCTCGCTGGCATCAAAACAGGACTTGCCGCAGGTAAAACTGTGGCTGGTCTGAGCAAACAGATCGGACAATTTTTTGACGCAACTGACCAAGCAAA